AACTGGACAAACTGTATATGAGCAAATAGTTTCACTTAACTTGAATAATGACCCTGTTTCTGGCGCAACCTTTGATACTGTAATGTACAGGAATGGTATGGCTTATACTGGCTTAACTATAACAACAATACTTGAGGACGCATCAAGAGGGGTGTTTACAACATTTTGGTCTGCATCTACCATTGGAGAATATAAATTATATGCTAAAAACAATATAACATCTACTGTGTTTATATCTGATAATGTCTCTGTTGTATCAGATAATGAGATTAATACAAATATGTACATCGGAATTTAATTTATTAGAAACTCATTTTTTACCCCTATTTATTAGAAAATAATAAGTATGGTTAATAATCAAATGTTGGAATTTGCGAAATGTGCAGCCGACCCTGTATATTACATGAACACATATGGACATGTGTTTAATGCAAAAAAAAGAATGGTTACTCGGATGGAGTGTTTTGAATATCAGAACGATTGTCTAAGAAACTTCCACGAATACCAAAATAACATAATTTTAAAGTCAAGACAAACAGGTTTATCAGTTATTACAGCTGGATATGTTGCGTGGAGACTTTTGTTCAGATACGATGAAAAGATTCTTATCATTGCCAATGATGGCGCTGGTGCGGTTCGTTTCCTTGAAACTGTAAAGCAATTCATTGAACATACTCCAATTTGGCTTAAGCCAGATGCTATTGAGCAGGATAACACAAAGAAAATCGCATTCTCAAACAATTCTTACGCAGAAGCAAAGGCATCAAGTCCGAATGCTGGTCGTGGGGATTCGCTTACAATGCTTATTCTTGATGAAACTGCCTTTATTAGAGATGATGATGCAATTTGGATGGGGGCTGGTATGGCACTTTCTGCTACTGGTGGAAAGTGTGTTATGATTTCTACACCAAATGGTACATCTGGATTATATTATAAAACCTGGAGAGAAACTGTCAATGGAGATAGTGATTTCCACGGGAAGACTGTTCACTGGATAGAGAATCCAAATAGTTCTGAAGGTCTTGAAATGAAAAAAGATTCTAATGGAAACGAAGTTCCTTGGAGCCCTTGGTATGAAGCGCAGTGTAAAAGGCTTATTTGGGATTCAGTTAAGATTGCACAAGAGCTTGACCTTTCGTTTGAAGGTTCAAAGAGGCTTGCGGTTGATGCGCAATTGGTTTCTAAGTATCACACTAAAGTTGAGAAAGATTGTACGCCTGAAGCGTGTATTAGGTTTGATTTCATGCAAAAAGAGGATTTGTCTCAATTTGTATCCGTTACTCAAGAAGATACAACGATGCAAATTTTCAAAAAACCAGAAGAAGGAGCGAGATACATACTTGCAGCCGATGTCGCCAGAGGTGATGGGCAGGATTACTCCACAATTCAGGTTCTTGATGTTGAGACATTGGAACAGGTTGCTGAGTATAGAGATAAGGTTGGGCCAGATTTATTCCCATTCGTAATCAATGCTGTAGCAAATATGTACAACATGGCTTATGTTGTAATTGAGGCCAACTCTTTTGGTCTTGGTGTTTGTTTTGACATTAGAGATAAATTCAAGTATCCAAGAAATAGATTATACTTTTCTAAAAATATAAAAGACATTCACGTAAGACATTATAGTTACAAAGTGAATGAGGGGACAGAAATTCCAGGTTTCCAAACTTCAAGAAAAAACAGAGTTCTTCTTGTTAAGGCTATTATTGAACACATGAGAGAGGGTTCGCTTATTTTGCACTCTAAAAAACTTATGATGGAATTCCAAACATTCATTATGAATGGAGATAAGCCTGAACACGAGAAAGGGGCAAATGATGATTTAATCATGGCTCTTGGTATTGCTCTATATATTAGGGATACAGAATTTGAGAACGTAACTTCATCTACCGAGATGACAAAAAGCATGCTTAACGCAATGATGCTTAACGCAAACCCTTCTGTTGGAAAAGTACTTGGAAACAAGAAGGTAGAAACACCAAAAGGAGGAGGTGGTTTATTCATTTTCAATGGAAATGGTAATACGGATGTAGGGGGCGCTGGAACTCCAGGCGCAACCGATGATGATGATTTAAGTTGGTTATTGGGATAACTATTTATTTTAAAGATTCAATTAATTATATTTTATAAAAATGAACACAAATGGCAGACGATAATAATTTCAATAGCGTTTTTGGTGGCGTAAATGATGCAATAAACAAAAATAAACGTAGAACTCCGAGGGTGGAAAATCCTGGTGTAGTTCAGAATGTTGGTAATGGATTACTCAACAAAGAAAATAACGTTGAGCACGTTCAGCAGCAGTTCCTTGATTGGCAGGTGAACAAAATTGCAAACGACCTTTATACAAGAACTATTTATTATGATACTGATAGGATTAATGCTTATCAAGATTTTAGAGCCATGGACCAATCTCCTGAGATTGCGGCAGCTCTTAATATTATGAGAGATGAGTGCTTAGATGCAGATACAGTTATACCCTTATTAAATGGAGAAAGAGTTACAATTGAAGAACTTTATAATGAAGGGCGTAAAGATTTCTATGTGTATTCACATAACCCAGACGACAATAAGGTTGAAACAGCAAAATGTGAAAGAGTTACATATAAAGGTGAGCAGGATGTTTATAAAGTAATTTTCGATGATGATTCATTTGTTATGGCAACATCTGAACATATGTGGCTTGTTAAAGGTGAAAATAAATATTTAACTACATCAGAACTATCTGAAGGACAATCAATAGAACCGTTTTATACAAGAATTTCTACCGATGAAGATAGAATCAATGGGTATGAAATGATTTTAGAAAATGGGAAATGGGAATATACTCATAGAATTGTAAAAAGAGATTTTTGGCCAGATGAAAAAGGGGTAGTTCACCATAAAGATATTTGTAAATCTAACAATGACCCAAGTAATCTTGAGGTTATGGGATGGTTTGAGCACCAAGAGCTTCATCATAAATTAAATTCAGAAAGATGGAAAAATGATAAAGTATATTCTGAAAATATGAGAAAAGTGTTTTCGGAGACAAATTCTATTGATGGACCATATTGGAGTAATGATGGGTGGAGAGATAAAAGAGTTTCTGATATGTCCAAAAGAAGAAAAGAAAAATATAAAGATTTTACTTCTGAGGAATTGAAAGAAAAATTTGGATACCCAGGAGAAAAAAACCATATGTATGGCAATGGATATAAATTAGAGGGAAGTAAAAACGGTAGATATATTGAAGAGTTTAATAGAGAATTTAGTTTAGAAGAATTACTATGTGCATATAATAAATCTTCAAATATAAACGAAGCATGTGAATTGTTGAATACAAACCCATACGTTTTAAGAAAGGCTGAGTCATATAAATCTTTAAATATACAGAGATGGGAAGATTTAGGTTTTATTGAAAATAAAATTTCTTTTGACTCATTAGATTTTGTATGTAAATCTAAATTAGGTGAACTAATACTTGAAAATAGTTTAGAAAAAATCTGTAAAGAACAGAATTGGAATTCAAGAAAAATAATAACATTTTTAAATAAAAATGGATATAAAAATTGGTCTGAATTTGTTTCTAAATTTAACTCTAAAGAAGCTATTTTAAATAAAATAAAAAAAATTATTTTAAAAGGAGGAGGTTCTAATTTATCTGAAATTTGTAGAAAAGAAGGTTTAGAAAGAAAAAAAATAGAGGGAATAATTTCAAGGTCTAAGTATAAAAATTGGTCTAATTATTTAAGTTCTATAAACCACTCAATAAAGTCTATAGAATTTGTTGGAAAAAGAAAAACTTATGATTTAGTAAATGTTGGTAAGCATCATAATTTTGCAATATTAACATCAAACGGGACAGGTGTATTTACGCATAATTGTATTACCAGAGGAGAGAAAGGTAAGATTCTTGACATATTTTCAGAAAACTCAAGAGTTAAAACAGTTCTTGAAGATTTATTCTTCAACAGGCTTGATATAGATTTCTCCCTTAAATTGTGGATTAGAGACCTTCTTAAACATGGAGATTTCTTTCTTCACCTTCACGTAGACAAAGAAGAAGGTATTTATGATGTGATGGCGCTTCCTTCTGAAGAGATTCACAGAGAAGAGGGATATGAGGGGAGGACTGATAACGTAAGATTCAGATGGGAAACTACTGGGGATTATTTTGAAGATTGGCAAGTGGCCCATTTTAGGCTTCTTGAAGATACGAGAAAACTTCCTTATGGACGTTCTATTTTGGACCCAGCGAGAAAGCTTTGGAAGCAGCTTCAGCTTGCTGAGGATTCTATGCTTGTGTATCGTATTACAAGAGCGCCAGAGAGAAGGGTGTTTTATATTGATGTTGGTAACTTAGAGCATGCAGATGTTGCACAATTCGTACAACAATTCCAGATTCAACTTAAGAAACAACCTATTGTTGACCAGAAGACTGGTAACATGAACTTGAAGTATAATCCAATGAACGTAACAGAAGATTACTTCATTCCGATGAGAGCTGACAGGTCATCAAGAATTGAAACTCTTCCAGGAGCATCGAACCTTGGGGACATTCAAGATATTGAATACTTACAAAATAAGTTGTTTGCATCACTTCAGGTTCCTAAGAACTACTTGAACTACGGTGAAAGTCTTCCTGGAGGTTCGACACTTAGCCAACAAGACCTTAGATTTGCAAGAACAATTAACACAATTCAACAAGCAGTGCTTGCTGAGCTTAAGAGGATTGCAAATATTCATCTTTACTTCAATGGATTTACAGATGAGATTGATAACTTTACGCTTACGCTTACAAATCCATCTACACAACAAGAGCTTCTAAAATTAGAAACCATGAAAGCTCGTCTTGAGGTATTTAAGGAAATGTTCTCTGCAGAGGCGACATCCCCAGTGTCTTATGTTTGGGCAATGGAAAATGTTCTTGGATTCTCTAAATCTGAAATCAAACTTATTCTTAAGCAGAAAAAAGTTGAGAAGAAAATATTTGCTGAAATTGACTCAGCTGTTGAGATGTACAAGAAGATTGGGCTCTTCAAAGACCTTGATGAAAAATTCGAAATTGAGGGCGCTGAAGAAATGATGAAAGCTCAACAAGAAGGTGGTGACGAAGAAGGTGGAGACCTTGGCGGAGGCGGAGGTCTTGGCGGAGACCTTGGTGGAATGGATATGGGCGGAGCTGATGAGCTCGACATGGGTGGTGATGAAGAGGCTGGAGCTGACGCTGGAGCTGAAGCTGAGCCGCTTCCTGAAAACAATTTCAGAAAAGCACAAAGGATTTCTGACAAATATGTTGGAAATATGCTCAACGAATTATTGGGTCCTGATGAAACACCAAAGAAAGAGGTTGACGTTGAAGACAATGCTTTGATTAAAAGAAATAAATCAATGAATCTCGAATCTAAAAGATTAATTGATAGCATGAATGGTAGTTCTAATGGGATAGGTAGAGGAGTCATTCAGGAGACTGTTAAAAAAGCAAACCCACTCGTTGACGGTTCTGGAAAACTTGGAGATGAAAGCAATGTTCTTATGAATGATATTGAGAAGTTTTTGAGAAATAGAAAAAAATAATAACGATGCTTGATAAGAAATACTATGAAGGCTGGAATAAGAATGATGAGTACGGAGCAAAAAAAGATGTAGTAGGACTTCTTGAGGAACTCGAAGAATTTGACGAGCGCATCAAGAAGTTTTTCGGACCTCAAAAAGTAAAAGCCGCAGGCGTTGATGTTAGGAGAAGCTGTAGGAGAATGATTGGGATTCTTAAAGAAATCCAATCAAAAATTCAAATGACAAAGCAAGATTACGAAAGTGATTATGAATAAAAATTTGGTCATTCTACAAAAAGTATATATTTTTGCATTAAGTTGGAGTTAGAAAGTAATTCAACAAAACAAAAATAACATATGTATATAGTATTTGATACCGAGACCACTGGAAAGGCGAAAAATTTCAGCGCTCCTATCACAGACTTCAACAACTGGCCAAGAATGGTTCAGATTGCCTGGAAGGTGTTTGATGGAAATGGAGTAGAGATAGATTCACAGAATCTAATAATTAAACCTCAAGGGTTTAAAATTCCTGATGAAGCAATAGCGATTCATAGGATTACAAATGAGAGGGCTAAAGAAAAAGGGATTCCTTTGAGGCAGGCTCTTGAAAAGTTTGCTGAGGCTGTAAAAAACAATAAGCATCTTATTGCTCACAACATAACATTTGATGAAAATGTCACTGGATGTGAGTTTCTTAGAGAAGGGATGTATAATTGTATTCCAGACATAAATCATATTGATACCATGAAGCTCACAACTGACTTCGTGGCAATTCCAAACAAAAGAGGTAGAAGTGGGTTTAAGTTCCCTTCTCAAACAGAGCTCCACCAAAAGTTATTTGACAAAGGGTTTGATGATGCTCACGATGCCCTTGCTGATGTTACTGCATTAGCAAGGTGTTTCTTTGAACTTCAGAGAATAGGGATTCTTGGATTTAAAGAAGACGATAGGGCTGAGGACCTTATGGAATCATTGTCTATAGCTGCTGAAGAGAAGTCTTCAGAAGTAGGTGTTGATACAATTAAGATAACCCCTCTTGGGTTACATACTTTTCACTCAATTCTTGAAGGAGCTGGTTCTGCTACTGAATACATTAAACTTGCAAAAGAATATGGGCACACCTCAATGGCTATTACAGATAATTCAACATTATCTGGAACGTTTGAGTTTTTTAATAAATGTAAAGCAAACGGGATTAAACCAATATTTGGTATTGAGATTTTCTTGAATGACAACATTGGTAAATTCGAAGACAAAGAACTTGAGGGAGATAATTACAAGATAAAGATTTTCATAAAGAACGAGCAGGGATATAAAAACCTGAACCACTTAGTCTATTTATCTAATACAGAAGGTTACTTCAAGAAAGAAGCAAGAATAACTACTGAGTGGTTGTTGAAATACAAAGAAGGGTTGGTTGTCTCAACCTCTGGTCTTGACAGTAAGCTGGCAAACCTGGTTCTTAAAGGTAGAGATGTTGACGCAGAGAATTATGTTAACATGCTTAGGACGGAGTTTACAGGTGATTTGATAGTAGAGTTTAAGTTTAGTAAGTTCGCCACTCAAAAGCAATATAACAACTTCTTAATCAAAATGATGAGTAAGTATAAATTGTTTCCTGTATTAAGTAATGACACTTACTATCCAAAGAAAGAAAACTCTAATCTTCAGGATGTAGTTACATCAATTAAGCAACATCGTATGTTGGCCTACTGCTCTCTAAAAGAGAATAGAGAATTGTATTATTTTAATAGCGATGACTATAGGGAAAT